TAAGACGCTTTCTGGTAATAACCGAATGGAAACCTTGATGGAACAGTTACTGAACAAAAATAACGTGATTGTGCTTGATTCCGGCGAGTTAGTCGGTGCAACGTATCCACAATATGACCGAGCAGGCGCAGATAAAACACAATTAGTCGAAAGGTGGGGCAGATAATGGATATTACAAACGGAATTGATGTATCGAATACAATAACCGAACGTATTACATTCGGTGACTTTGACAGCAAGGCACTAAACATGTGGCTGATTAGTCGCTCTGCCCCTACTCCCTCAAAGAATGAAATAGTCGAATCAGTCGCTTTTAAAAACGGCGTGTATGACTTCAGTCGGATGTTGGGTGAAGATACTTATCAAAACAGACCAATCACCTACACTTTCCACATTTACGAACGCGACAGAGAGTACAGAAAGCATGATCAGACGGTACTTGAAAACAGGTTAATGAAACATGGCGTGATCAAGTTAGAAGATACCTACGATGCTAATTATCACTATTTAGGCAAATGTGTAGGTGTATCGACAGATGACGACCATGTGTACGGTCGGTTGATTGTGACGATTGAATTCGACTGTTATCCATTCAAGGTAGCGAATGAGCCGGAAGGCAATGACATCTGGGACATATTCAACTTTGATTTGGACTATGCACAAGACACAGAATATGAAGTAAACGGCAGTCGAACAATCACACTCTATAATGTCGGTGTGCCGTCAGTTGTTCCAGAAATTACTGTAAGTGGAGAAGTGACTGTATCTAACGGACAGCGACAAGTTGCGATTAATAATTCAATATTTAAAAACATTGGATTCAGGCTAATGCCAGGAGAAAATCAACTCACATTAAATGGACAAGGCACTGTGTCTTTCCACTTTTATAAGGAGTTGATTTAATGTATTTAGTTACAGCTTATGAGAATCATAACGACACAGTGGGAGTGGTTATCCATTCCCCTTTTGTCAATGAATTAAAAGTGAAATTTACGATTGACAAGGTGCTGGAAGGTATCGACAGCATGACGCTTGATGTCAACATGAACAACCCAGCTTTTCAGATGTTGAAACCGTACAATACGCTCATTAAAGTTGAGAATGTGCGGAACGGAGAAGTGTTATTTGACGGGCGAGTGTTAAAACCCACTCAACAGATGTCAGAAGGAGGGCTATTCACGCTACGTTATGAGTGCGAGGACAAGTTGGCTTACTTGCGTGACAGTCGGCAGAGGTATGCGAAGTTTCAAAATACGACCATTGCTGATTTTTTCGCTTATTTGATTAACTTCCACAATCAGCAAATGCCACCTCACAAACGGTTTAAAGTCGGGAACGTGACCGTTCAAAACAACACAGATAATGTCTACCGCTTTGTTGGTTATGAAGATACGTTTGCTGAAATCAAAGATAATCTGATAGACCGCTTAGGCGGTTTTTTAGTTTTGCGTGAAGAATCTGATGGCACGTATATCGACTATCTGGCAGAAGTCGGAGAAGAGCGAACCACACCGATACGGCTTAGAAGCAATTTACAGGACTTTAGACAGGATATTGACCCGACCGGTCTGATTACCCGTGTGATCCCGTTAGGCGCTCGTATCGAAGCAGAAGAGGGCGAGACAGCCGATGCAAGCATGCCGAGGATTGATGCGAAGTCGGTTAATGGCGGACGTGATTATTTCGATGATCCAGCCTTGATTGATGAGTTCGGCTTAATTGAAGGGACAATCGTGTTCGATGACATTAATGACCCATCATTTCTGCCACTGCGAGCCAGTCAATTCTTCCAAAATCAGCGAGCAGCACGCATTAGTTATGATGTGAACGCCTTGAATTTAGACTTGATAGATATGGCTTTCGAGTCATTCAAAATCGGCGACAGATACCCATTTGAAGCGTTGGACATTCAAGAAACGTTACAAGTCATTGGCATTCAGATAAACTCGGAAAGCCCTCAAAAACACCGTCTGACGATTGGAGAGAAGTACCGAACCCTATCACAATACCAAGCGGAAATGAACCGCAGAACGCTTAAAATAGGCGAATTAGAGAGCGAAGTCACTAGACAACAAGAAGCGTTGCAACAAACGAAAGAACTGATTAGTGGACAAATCGGTAATTTGCAAACAGCACTTGAGAACATAGACACCTCTGAAATACCGGAATTACAGGAAGCGATTGAAAACTTACTCGATTCTGTAAGTGATTTAGCAGATATTGTTGATTCGATCAATATACCTGGACTAGCCACGGAAAACGCTGACGGTCTTTTGTCCGCTGCCGACAAGCGTAAATTGAATCGGTTAACTGTGACGGTAGCAACTGACCTGGACGAGTTGAGAGACAAATTAGCTTTATTAAACGTTACTCAGTCAATCGACTTAGACCAACTCTATCAAGATGTGGAGGAATTGAAAAATGGCCCATAAGAGTAAAGAAACAACTACTGAACGCATTGCTCGTAAGGCGGAAGAGTTAAGACAGAAGATTCAAGAAATGCGGAAAAGAATGGAACGGGAGAGTGATAGTGAATGACGGTAGATCCGAATATTCAGCAAAAAGCAGATGATATAAGGACAAAAATTTACGGCGAACAAGTAAGGGAATCATTAGCTTCTGGACTTGAAGCGATGAGTTCCGATGTTGTTGAAAACGTGAATCGACAGAATACTGTTGAGGATCAGTTCCAACAAGTCATCGATGAAACCACAGGGAAAGATGTTATAAGCGCTCCTGAAATCATTGCAGCACGGAATGGAGAACCTAATCTAAAATCGAGATTAGACAAAGAGAATCAAGACCTTACCGCACAGTTGGCACAAAACACGAATTACTATTGGCTGCCAGACGAACAACCTCCGGCGAGAATAGACCGTACAGGTTGGTTTGTTAACGGATTTACCGGAGATGCAAACTACTACATTAATACACTGTTTGAACCTCTGCGATCAAAAGACCCGAAATATGTCACAAGGGAAAGTCGAGGTAAGGATTCAAGCGGACAATACGACATTTGGAAATACGTATTTGAGCCGAAAAATCCTATAAAAACAATCATAATTACAAGTGTGATGCATGGCGGAGAAGTGACACCTATGTTATCAATGGCTCGGTTACTACATTATTTAGTCAATGAGCCCACCAAAAACACAAAGCTAGCTGAACTTCGAGAAACCGTCCGCATTGTATATGTCCCTATTTTAAATCCTTGGGGTGTGTCGCAAGTGCCGAGAACACGTTATAATTTTAACGGCGTTGATATTAATCGGAATTTTCCGGTCGGTTGGGAAAATTATACTAGCAGTAGCAGTGCTTTTGGACATGATTGGAAAGGGTCTTCCCCAGCGAGCGAGCGAGAAACACAAATATTTATGGAAATCGTTAACGAGTATCAAGGGGCAGTAGCTGTTTTGGATTTACACAACACCGGCGTGTCAAGCCGAGACTTTTTCTACGTATTACCTAAAAACGCAACGAACAATATATTTCCGCAATTAACCAGTTATTTGTCAGCGGAATGGGATGTTGAAAATCCAGATATATTGGTATCACAAAACGATAATCCTTACGGATGTCAATGGGTTTATGAAACAAAGGGTATTCAATCGTCACATCCTGAATGGACAGACACTGGTATAACAGGAGGGAGCATGTACGATAGTCTCGAAATAACGTATGCTTTAACATGGTTTGCCAACTTAATACTAGAACACGTCAAACAGTTAACACCCAATATCACATTTAATCGTGATACTTTGATAAACGATTTTAAAAACACTCAATTAGTGACCGCCGATAATTGGATTCGAAGTGGTTTACATACCACCTCGGTATCAAATGGAGTACTAACCAACAAAGGAGCGACCGGCACATCTACACCGTTTTATGGGGGCGAATTAGCCACGACGGAACTAAAAAAAGGAACGTATATTTATTCCACTATTGATTTCAAAGCACCACTCGACACATTAAGGGTAGGTCTTGCTTTTAGAGATTTAAGTGCAGGTGTAGAACATGAAATAGCGTCGATTACAAATCCGAACCCTAACGCATGGCTAAACATATCAGGTATGGGTAAATTACCAGCTGACACATCTAATTTGTTCATCAGACTACGGTATTATTTTGCTAATAACGACGGGGGGGCAGGAAAAGACTTCGCAATAACGAAGCCGCTTACTATTATTATAAATCGTGACTTTGACGGGTATATTCCAACGCTAAGCCAGTTAAACAATTTAACTGGTTTTTTTCCTGCAGAAAAAAGTGTAAACTATATCCGAAATTTATCATCAGCTAAACGAGAGGGTAGAAATTTATATCAATCAATCCTTAATCTGATTAATGCTAGTCAATAGAAGCAAACTGTCGGTTAACTGAAAAGAATACAAAAGCAAGAGCTGCTCATTGAGTGGCTCTTTTATTATGCAAAAAAACAGAAAGGAGCGTGAGAATGTATTACGAAACGATCTTAGCGAGTGTGATAACCGCACTCTTGACATTCTGGGGAACGAAGAAGCAGGCGGAGCATCAACTCAAAGAAAAGAAAGCCGAGGTGGAAGCGAACACGGAAGGGATGTATGTCCAGAACATGGCGATGATCTTGGCTGAATACAAGGAACAAGTGTCTGGTTTCCGCGAAGAATTACGTGTTGTGAAAGCTGAATTTAGTGACTTTCGGCGCGAACATTACAAAAAGATTGAAGAGTACAAGATATACGTCACTGAACTCGAAGAAGAAATCGACGCGCTGAAAGATGAGCGCAACGACTTGAAACTGGAAGTCTCTTATTTGAAAGGGGAGAGCGATGGATAATTTATTAAATGAAGCAATCGGACTGGCGGCGGTTATGTCTCCGGTTATTTTAATCTTTGTTCAGTTATTCAAGACAGCAGATTTAAACAAGCGGTGGCTGCCGTTTATCAGTATTGGATTAGGGGTAGCTGTTGGACTCGTCTTTGCTTTAGCAGGCGGGGAAGACCTGTTCCTGTACGGACTAGCAGGCCTGTTAAGCGGTGCGGCAAGTTCAGGCATCTACGACGGTATAAAAAGCGTTAAGAAAAGTGATTAATAAGGAGGACGAGTAAATGAAACACGTTATTGAAGCGTTAAGAAAAGCAGGCATTCAAGTCATAGACCGACGCGGAAAAGCGTTAGGTGGGAACCCAAGGCAACGTAGATTGAGTGCCATAACTAAAGGAGCTCAACATTGGACAGCTTCAAATCGACAGGGAGATTTATCAGCAATTGAAGGGCACGAAGCATGGTGGCGAAGTATTCCGCAGACCATGGGGAACATGGGAGGCTATCATATCTTTTCACCTCGTTCAGGCGTGGCCATCATCAACTACGATTTTGAAACGCAAACGTCCGGGGTAGGTAGACAAAATGGTTATACCGTTCACGTTTCTTATGAAGGAAATCCAGCTAATCCGATGACGGAAGCACAACGGAACACTTTAAAAGTCATCTGGAACGCTATCCCTAAAGATGTTCCTGGTATCAAGTCAATGGATGACGTTTTAGGTCACAATGAATTCCCAGGTCATGCATCTAACCAATGCCCGGGAATCAACATGAATAACTTTAGATCATTCTTAAAAAATAATAGAGAGGTTGAAGTAGTGATGAGTAACAATCTATATAGAGTACAGGTAGGAGCATTCAGAGACAGAAAGAATGCTGAACAACTGGCGAAAGAGTTGAAGGATAAAGGTTACCCGGTCTTCATTCCGGAAAACGGAGGGACTACAGAGCAGCCAAGACCAACAGCTCAGCCAACACCGGTACAGACTCCTCAAAAGACCATTGATCAACTGGCACAAGAAGTCTTAGCCGGTAAGCACGGCACAGGAGACGCCCGCAGACAGTCACTAGGTAGCCAATTTAGCGAAGTACAAGCCCGTGTGAACGAGTTGCTAGGTGCTACTCAACCAACGCCTAAAAAGTCAATTGATGATGTAGCCCGCGAAATCATCAATGGTCAAGGTAACTGGGGAAACAACCCTCAACGTGCAGAACGGTTAAGAGCAGCAGGGTATGATCCGGCAGCAGTACAAAGAAGAGTTAATCAGCTTATTTAGATGCTATCTAGAGAAAATCTAGATATTTCCCTCACCTCAATCGGTGAGGGCTTTTTTTATTTGTCTATTTTTAGTTGATATGACGGAATCAACCACAAAACAGCTACATAAATGTGTCTAAAATGTGTCACACGGAAATAAATTATCTAATTTAAGATAAAACACTTGACTAGTTATCTAATATTAGGTATACTATGTATATAGAAAGTTAACAAACGACAAACAAAGGAGCTGGACACAATGAAAAAAATGACAATGAAAACTCTTATGACAAACGCTTGGACATTAGCTAGACAAGGCGCTGCTAAATTCGGAGGAAAAGCAAGTGACTACATTGCTGAAGCAATGAAAAAAGCATGGGAAATCAAACGTCAATTTGAAGGCACTTCAAAAGTGGACAGCTTCGGATCAATCGAAATTAAAGTATGGTTCATGAACAAAAACTTCACTACAGAAGAAAAATTCGTTGCTGACAATTCTGATCGTCAAATCGAAAGAGAAACAGCTAAAGCGGTATTAATCAAATTTACTTCTAAATACGGAAACCTGACTAAATGGGTTCCTAAATCTTGCTTAGAAAACTAAAAAAATATCTAAAAATCGATAGTTAACCCTTGCAATGTTATCTAATATTAGATATAATATAGTTAAGATAAAGAAAGGGAGATGGCAAACATGCAACTTAAACAAAGAGCAGAGCAATTTTTATTAAATCAAGATGAATACAAAGCGGTGACTTTCCTTCACAAAGTGACCAGCAACACAACCAACTCAACGTACTTCTACTTTATGGGAGAGCTTGCTGAACCGTTCGATGCTGGACACTACAAAGAATATAACGAAGTCGTTGTCGTCAGAATATCGGATCACCAACACAGAGATCACATCAACTCAGAGTGGTACAGTAAGAATCGAGTAATCAGCAGTGAAGAAATCGACTTTGCAGACGATCTGGAAGATGCGAAAGACATCGCGTTAGGAGTGTAGGGATGAAGGTTTACTGGTACGAACTACTATATAGAGGGGTGTCGCCCGGAGCGATGCCTCGCAATTCTATAGCTACAGAGCACAGCCACATTAACAGACGAGGATTTCAATTCGGTGCAGTCGCTTATGACCGGGAACTGACAGCTGAAGAAATAGACAACTATGAATTAAAACCAATCGATCCAGTTAGAGATCTGTATGACTACGAAATAATAGGAGGAAAACAAAATGAAAAACGTACATTACAGTAACATGGTTCTTTATACCATCCGATTAATGGAAGAAGTTAGACAAGGGCGCATGACTCGCACACAGGCTTATTATCGCATCGTTGGCTACCAATCAGCGCATGAAGATCTAGGGGTACGGTTGCCGATAGGGAGCAAGGTATTTGCTTTATGCAATGAAGATACCGATCAAGTCGAATGGAATGTCTTACTTGCGGATCTAATCACTTACAGTAAGGAGGTGGCGTAATGACAATCAATTTAAAGCTAATGAAACACCAAATGGAGAAAATAGGATTCAATTCAAATAAAATGGCCAACTATGCAGATGTATCATACAGTGTCATCCACAGTCTGTTAAGCGGTAAATCCAAGTTAGAAAACGTATCTCTGAAGGTGTACCGGCCGTTTGAAAGTCTATTCACTCGCACCGAATTAATCAAAGCGTCTGATCCGTATGCTACGGTCGATCAGTACGAAGCGTTCTGGTTCGATATGTTGGAAGAGGCACTGGCAGCTAAAGACGTGAAGATTGAACGTAGCGGAGCGCCTACGGTAGTCCCTCGTGAAGAAGGGGGGTATTATCAGCCATTGCCTGTATACACTCAAATTAACTGGCGCTTTAGAGATGGTCGTCCGACATTGTCGCTTAGAATATGGGACGAACAGCTGTATCGAGATCTGAACAATAAAGGTCAGCAGGATAAACGCAAGCTAGTTAAATTATGGATGGAGGTGCAGTAATGGCCATCATCGGAAAAGACGGGATCAAGTACAGCCTAGACTGCGAGAATCTGATCGAGGAGCTGGAAGCAGATATCGAGGAGTTCGGAAACGAAACAGTCCGGGCCTACTACCACAGAGATAACGGAGTCAAGCTGTATTACGATTATCAATTTATCGAGGACGATCCGCTGGAAGGCAAGTCAGATGTGAGTGACATGCAGAGTCTCTTGCAGTATTTAAAGGCTCAGAATGATCCGATGTAAATAAAAGAGCAGATTAATAGTCTGCTCTTTTTTATTAGCCTTCTAATTTAAAGATTTATTCATACGTAATGTTAACCAGCTATCGAGACGGCACGACGGTATTACATATAAAAAAATCAAAATTTAAAATGGAGGTTAATGGTATCCCCGTCAATGGTAATATAGTCGATTAACGCATTGATTAATCGCTGTTTGTCCTCAAACGTGCCGTTATCTATAGTGTCTGCGGCTTCTTTTAAAAAGGCTTTCGCTTCATTGATTGTTAACTTATCTTTTGTGTGCTCTTTAATTAAATCGTTCAACGCTTCTTTTTCTTGGTGTAACTTGCTGATCCGCTCATCAATTTCTTCATATTCGACTGTCCCCATTTGATAAAGATCAAGCAGGCGTTTGACTTGCTTGTCTATCCTTCTTATTTGTTTCTCGTGCCCCACATTATCGGGCTTAGTGGTCGATTGTTTTTGCTCAAAATAATACTTCTGATTTGCAGCTATTTCTTTTATTCTGTCCAGCACGATTGTTTCAAGTTTATGTTGGCGGTAATTTTTGTTTTTACAATTTGGGTCTTTAATCATATGGGCAGCACCGCCATGTCTTGAATAGCATTTATACCAAAAGCGAGGTTCACGCTTCTCTTTATACACATACGTCAGCTGCGTTCTAAAATATCTAGCCCCGCAATGGGCACACCAAATCATCCCGCCTAGCAGGTGTGGGGTATGCGAGTTGACGTTGAGTTTGTTCTGCTTACTTTTATTGATTGCTTGTGCTTTATTAAATATTTCTTCAGTAATTATCGGCTCATGCTGGCCTGGATACACCTTGTTTTTGTGTTGTATCTTGCCTATATAGAGCACCTTGTTAATTGCGTTCCTCACTGTGGTAGCTGTTGACCAATCACCGTTTTTAGTCGTATATTTACTCTTTAAGTGCCGCTGAATGTAGCCTACACCATAGCCTTTTAAATATAGATCAAACAACTCTCTGATTTGCATAGCTTCGTATTCATTGATAACTAACTGACCGTCTACATAATCGTAGCCGATTGGAATGTGATTCCCGCCGCCGTGATACAGACCTTCCTTAGCTCGTTCTTCCATTCCCATAGCCATACGTTCTTTAATTTGTTCTCTTTCAAGTTGAGCAAAGACTGATAAAATTCCGATCATCGCACGACCAAAAGGAGAGGTTGTATCAAAATTTTCATTCATGGAAACAAAATCTACACCATTTACTAGAAAGACATCCTCAATTAAATACAAGGTATCTTTTTGTGAGCGTGACAGCCGGTCTAATTTATGCACCAATACTAAATCAAAACGCTTATTTTTTGCGTCTGTAATCAATTGAGAGAGAGCAGGGCGTGATATGTTCGATCCGGAATACCCACCATCTTCATAAACATTAAATACCGTCCAATCTTTAGCTTTGCAGAAGTCTTTTAACCGCTCGTTCTGTGCACCGATTGAATATCCTTCAGTTGCTTGTTCACGTGTGGAAACTCGAATATATAATGCCACGTTCATAGTTATCCGTCCTTACTTATGATATAATAAGGCAAGTCAAATAGGCCTACCTTTGGGTTTATTTACAGTTAAACACACCTTAACTTCTTGGCGGGAGCGAGGTGTGTTTTTTCTTATTCTATTTCTTCTATCTCTCCATTTTCTTTATAGACGATGAACGATTGTAAGAGCATACCGCCACCGATCGTATCAGCGGAATGTTCCTCTCTCTCTTCATACTCTGTAATATCAACATAAAGCGTACCGCCTATGTCACTGATCAGCGTAGTGGTGTTTGTAGCAAAGCTGATAATATGATGCACTTCCCCTTCTTCCATATATTCGTTGAAATATGTAAGGGCGTTTTCAGGCATGTTCACATTTGCAGGTGTCACAACTTTACGCCAGTTTCCAGTCGTATCACCTCTCGTATCTGTAACGGTGAGGTCTTGTAGTTCTTCCGGTAAGTTTTCCGTCGTTTCTTCCGGCTCTTCAGTGTCTTCGCTTTCTTCAGAAACGTCCGATTCTACCTCAGTAGTTTCTTCTTCCAAAGTTTCAACTTCTTCAACTGATTCCGTTTCCTGTTCAGTCGTTTCAGGTTCTTCACAAGCCCCCAACACAAAAGCACTAGCGGTTAGAGTAACTAACAGTTTCTTCATGTCCATTCTTGTTCCTTCTTTCTTTTTTTATTTACCCCTGCTCGTTGTCAGCAAACAGGGGTAGCTGATTATAAAATAACTTTCCCTACAATTCTGATGTCATCATTACCATCGGCAATTATATCGTCATATTCTTTGTTTAATGAAACCAACCTCAAACAGTCATTCTCTACATATGCTTTCTTGATATACGCTTCCTCATTGATTTGCACCGCAATGACTTGTCCATTTCTCACATCCTCTGTTCGTTTTACGAATATGACCTCTCCATCTTCGAACAAGGGTTCCATCGAATATCCCGATACTCTAAATGCCATATCGTGTTCTGGAACATCACCAGCGTAGTTAATTTCTTCTGTGTCCTCTGGATCTAAATCAATAATGCCTGTGCCAGCGGAAAGAGAAGAATATATTTTGATCGTTTTGTATTCTTCCATGCTAACTACTTTATTTTGTTCTTCTAATTGTTGTTTAGCAAATGAATATACTTTCGTTTTTCTGTTATCTGTCAACGCATCATATATGTCTAATATGTCGCCAGCCTCTTCATTCTTTTCGTCAAAACCTAAAATATACTCAGGTGTGACATCCAATGCAGCAGCAAACTCATTCACTTTATTTAATGGAAAATCTCTAGTCTTATTAAAGTATCTCGATAAAGCAGATTTGGCCATGCCTACTCGTCTAGCTAACTCACTAAGGGACAACCCTTTACGGTCTCTCAATTCTGTAAGCAGCGCTATGATTTCATCGTTGTTTCTCATTTTAATATCCCTTTCAAGTAGCTTTTTTTATAGTATAACATCGTTCCCGAACGGATACAAGAAAAACCCTTATCAAATTATTTTAAATTAATTTCGAATTAGGTGTTGACATTCGGGAACAGTAGCAGTAAGATTGAATTGTTCCCGAAAGAGAACGGATAAACATAAAAAAAGAGAGGTGAAACCACATGACTGTTAATTACAGACGATTAAAGGCGGAAAGAATAGCTAAAGGACTTACACAGGACGAAATGGCTAAAAAAATGGGATGGGATTCTCGTACGCCGTACGCAAAAAGAGAGAATGGAATTGTCAGCTTGTCTGCAGATGAACTAATTAGAGCAGCTACTATATTAGATATTCCATTAAACAACCTTGAAATTTTTTTTACTAAAGACGTTCCCAAAAAAGAACGAAACAACTAATATTTAATAAATCAGCAAGGAGTGATCGCATGCCGGTAATGTGTTATACGAAAGACGGTAAGAAAATCAAGCCTGAAGACATACGAATTCCAGTTGCAATCCAAATCAATTTCTTGGAACAAAAATACGGTGGAACATGGGAGGTCGTAAAAAATGAAGCACCTAACAGACAAACTCTGGAAAAGTAGCAACGCAATTGAACAGTTCTTTCTTCAGCCGGACGAACATGGCATAGGGGAATTTAAACCGAAAGTAGCTGTAGTGACAGTGATTATAGCGTTGGTGTTAATCGGACTGGTGACTAAATGGGCAGGGTAAGTTATCTCGTCTCATACGGCGACAACACAGCAATCACGAAAAGCATAGGCGTGGCACACTTGTTCACAATGCAGCTAATCAACATGGGGTATGACGCTAAATGGGAAAGGGTGGAGAGCGAATGAGATTAACTAGACCGCTAGAAGAAGGTTATCACACCTTAGGTTACTCACAATGGACAGGTAAAGAGGATGAAGACCGTAGGAAGGGGACTTGGTATATCGATGTGGAAGTTAATGACGGGCGGATCACAGCTATTAGAGAAATGGGTCACAAGAAATGGCAGAGAGACAATTTGCCAGCACTAATATTCGAGGAGGATGACGAATGGACGCAACATTAAAAAAGAAAATCGGTAAAGAAGCCAGACGCAACGGATACAAATTTGATGACCTCATGTACGCAGTCAAAGCGCTAGAGCACCAATATGCCGAACGCTACTTTGAAGCAGGCCTTGACCGTGACCGAGTGACAGACGCTGATCCGGAATTATGGCGGATTGCAGGGGACTGTATTCAGTTTAGTAAGGATGTCGGGGCGATAAATTAAGGAGGAACCATTATGATCGACCAGGAGAAGATTGACGAACAAATGCTAGACCACTACGAGAAACTAGCGGATGAAGCAGAAGAAATCGGCCACACACGGTCAGAAGAAGCTGCACGATGGGTGATTGATTTATATGGTGAATTGGAAGATTTGAAAGGAGATGAATAAGCAATGAGAGAGATTAAATTTAGGGCGTGGGATAGTGAAGCTAATATCATGATTTACTCAGATCACAGGACAAGAAAATTATATGATGCTTATTATGGTTTCGAAATGAACGAAAAAGGTGAATTAGAGTGTCGGTGGGAGGGTGATTTT